TTTCTAGCGAATCAATGATCGTTAAGTCTTTGCTCCCACGAGATCCAGACACCAAGTATTACGGTGATGAGCCAAGTTTTCATATTCAGCCTGATTCGGATCTACGACAGTCAGCGATTATCAGATCATTGAATTGGTACAATCACTTTTATGGACGTAGCGAGGCAAAGGATTTTCTCGCTCAGTACGTTGAAAATTACGGCTATCCCGAGGACGCTAAGGCTATTCGACGAATAAATGAGCAAGAACTTCGAATACCGCTATGCTTTTTAGCAAGAATGTCTCTCAGAGGTTTAGAATTAACTGAAACTGAAATCTTCGCTCTACACAATGATATCGCTCGCTTACTCAAAAATGATAGCAGTATCAAGATTGTGTCTCAGACAGGTGGAAAACAAATACAACGAGAAGAAACTGCTGTAAAAAATCGTCCTAGTATTCAGGACATAATGAAAGAACGTACTCGTGAGGCCGGAGGCGAACTCGAAGGCATCATGGATGAGTTTATTCAGGCAGGTACCAAGTATGAATTCTCAGGCAAAACCATTGGCATACTTTCTGAGAAGAACATTCAGCCTCAGCATATCAATATTTTGTTAGAAGTATGGAAAGCAAAACTCGCTGAATTTGAAGAGGTATATAAAGGCTCTGATAAGCAACTAACAGAGGGTTATAGTAACTACTCTCGCACTGAAATCAAAGCAACTATCAAATTCATTCAGGCTGTTATCACTGATCTTAATGGCTATGTAAGTATCAAGAAGGCTCAAAAAGCCCCTCGTGCTCGACGTGCTATTAGTCCTGAAAAGCAAGTCTCTAAGATGAAATATCTCAAGCGGTTTGATGCACTCAAACTTGAAAGCGTTCATCCAAGTAAGATTATTGGAGCGAATGAAGTATGGGCATACGATACTGCTAAACGAAAGATTCATTATTATATTGCTGACAGTCATAGTCAAACCCTGGGAGTTAAGGGTAGCACTATATTAGGATTTGACCCTATTCTCAGTGGGATCAAGACCATTAGAAAGCCAGAACAACAACTAAAAGAATTCATGGCATCAGGAATTCCAGCAGGTCGTAAGATGTTTAAAGAGATAAAATCTGTTCAGATCGCTCCCAAGGGCAGAACTAACGATGATCTAATTATTTTAAGGGTGAAATAGAAATGACAAAGCATGTTGATTTGAAAGCATATGAGCAGTTTGTAGGAAACCGTTACCAGTGAGCCAAGCAATGATTTGACTACGTTCATGAATCGTTTGGATATCTTAGATGGTAACTATGACTTCGTGAATAATATTCATGGACCTGAGATTAATGTTCCTCTTATGCTAACAGGTGCTATGGGTTTATGTAGCGAAGCAGGAGAACTCATGGAAATCGTAAAGAAGATTACTTTTCAGGGTAAGCCACTTAATATTGATAATCATTTTCATATGAAACGAGAGCTTGGCGACATAATGTGGTATTGGATCAATATGTGTCGTGCTCTACAGCTCGATCCTAACGACGTTATTGCTGAGAATGTAGAAAAGCTTAAGAGCCGTTATCCTGGCGGAGAGTTTAATGTCTATCAAAGTGAGAATCGTAAAGAGAATGATCTCTGATAAATACTCTATCAATTTGATGGAGCACTCATGGAGATTAAGAATAATACTCTAGACAGACTTAAAGCAGACCTGTTCGAATCAGTAGAGTTAAGACTCGGCGGTGGTATTATCGATCTTGAGCTTGATCCCAAGCACTATGAAGCTGCCTATAAGTATGCTATTGCTACCTATCGACAACGTGCTCAAAACGCTTATGAAGAGAGTTATCATGTTATTGAGGTTGAAGAGCATAAGAATAGTTACATATTGCCCGATGAAGTTACCTCAGTAAGACAAGTTTTTAGAAGAACGGTAGGCTTAGAAACTGGTCCTGCTTCAAGTAGTTTTGATCCCTTTAGCAGTGCTGTTTTGAATACCTATCTTCTAAATTACAACTATGCTGGTGGGTTGGCCACGTATGATTTTTATGCTGGCTATATTGAATTGGCTGCTCGTATGTTTGGGGGCTATGTTATTCATCAGTTTAACCCAGTGACTAAAGAGTTGAGATTTGTAAGAGACTTTAAGGGTAGCGGTGAACAACTACTTTTATGGACAGACAATCTTAAACCTGAGATAACTCTGCTTCGAGATCCTTTTATTAGCAATTGGATCTATAGTTGGACTATCGGTCAGTGTAAAGTCATGATAGGTGAAGCACGAGAGAAGTTTGGCAGTATTGTTGGTCCTGGCGGATGGAACATCTCTGAATGGAACTGCTATGAAGCAAGAAGGTGCCAAGATGCACGAAGACCTTCTTTTAGAACTCAAGAATTATGTAGATGGATCACACCCAATAACCTTTGTAATTGGATAACTCACCCCTTGTAAATTGCTGGCACTAAGTGCTATAATATTGTTTTATTGGAGGACATGTTATGATCGTAGGCATAGTAGGACTCATAGGCAGCGGTAAGGATACAATAGCAAATCATTTAGTTTCATCTCATGGGTTTCGAAGAATGAGTTATGCTGCCTCTCTAAAAGATGCTGTTAGTGCTATTTTTGGATGGGACAGAGTCATGCTTGACGGTGTCACACAAGAAAGTCGTCAATGGAGAGAGCAAGTCGATCAATGGTGGTCCAAGCGATTAGAAATCCCCAATCTAACTCCTCGATTTGTATTACAACATTTAGGTACCGAGGTATTTAGAAACAACTTTGCCAACGACATTTGGGTAGCAAGTTTAGAACATCGACTATTATCATCGAACGATCATGTGGTCATCACTGATTGTCGATTCAAAAATGAAATTGAAAGCATTAGAAGTATTGGTGGAATTGTTATTCAGGTAAAGCGAGGACAAGACCCTTCTTGGTATCAGAGCGCGGAATCTTTTAATCAGGGTCCACGGAATATGACTTGGGCTATTAGCAGACAAGTGTTATTAGAACATCAAGTTCATGCTAGTGAATATAGTCATGTTGGTCTTGAAGTTGATTATACTTTTTCTAATAACGGTACTATTCAAGAGATTGAGAATCAAGTTACAGACATGATTTTAGATATTCAACGTGTGCAGCATCGTGTTGCCGCTTAGATTATCGTTTGAATTTTAGATCTATCTCGGGAAACATTTGAAGAGATTGCGCCCAAGATAGATCAATATTCAAATCAACAAATGAGCGCCGCTGTTGATAATCTTGAGTACGATGACGATCTATTCGTGTTCTTCGACGATTATACATTTGATATGCCCACCCGTCTCCCAATCTATCAAATACAGGTGCTGATGTTCTTGTAAACACAGCACAATAGTCTACTAACCCGTGAAATTCCCACTGCTTGTCTTCTGCTATAATATCAGCCATTCTACCAACCGTGGGAATATTAACATCATCAACAAGTAGAATGCCATCGGGTCTTATCTTGTCATAGACCCAATAATATTCTAAATCAGGAAATGGCCAACCATGAGGGCCATCTAATAGCACACAATCAAACAACCTAGTGCCCCAGTTATAACTCGGCAGAGTTGTCTGAGTACATCCCATTATGAATTCAGCATTATCGCTGTTAAATGCTTGAAAGTCTAAAACATAATTCACACTGCTACGTTCTTGATCACGATCATCTAGCGTAAAGATTAAATGATGCTGACTAAGATTAGAAAACAAAACACTTGATCTACCACAGCCAGTTTCCATGGTCCTATATAACTGACGATTAAATGTCTGTTTAATAAAATGTTCTATTCTAACTAACGCACTTGGAATAAGACATCCGTCTCTGTGACTGCTACCACATAAGGGATCATTTATGATTCTCATCGATTGATAATCAATCATCTATTAGCCTCAATATCACTCACGGTCCATGTATCGTGTCTTCTCTTTACAATCTCGCTACAATTCAGACATATCGTTCTAAGATTATGAAGTTGATTGTTTTTGTTATTACCATCAATGTAATAGACTCTATATTGTGAAGGATAAGGACCTACAAACTTACACAGATCACAAGTGTTCTTTTTCTTATAGCCATGCTTAGACCATTCAGGCTCTTTGGGTCTAAGTTTGTTAGTCTTATGTAATTTATAACATCGTTCACACAGCGTTCTGTATTGAATAGTACCGCTTGATCTACGATAAGCAATTGCTCGTGGGCGTTTTTCGCAATGAATACATGGGGGTCTGTTCTCTATTTTTAGAGTCATGTTAAATCTCTACCGTAGATATTTTTATTTATGTTTTGCTCGTCTAATCACGCTATTTTTGTGTCTTTTTCATAAATACATTTAGTAAGACCCGTAAGTGGTTTTAGTACAAAATTTATCATTATTAGGAGAAACAACAATGGCAACATTAGTAAGTCCAGGTGTAGATGTTCAAATTATTGATCAAAGTCAATATCTACCTGCTGGCTCAAATTCAGTGCCTCTAGTGCTATTAGCAACTGCTCAGAACAAGAGTGCTGCTAGTGGAACAACCTTAGCGACAGGCACATCTGCGGCAAACGCGAACAAACTTTACGAAATAACGAGTCAGCGTGATCTGATCAATACCTTTGGAACACCATTCTTCTATAAGACTTCTAGTGGTGCTGCTCTTCAAGGTTATGAGTTAAATGAGTATGGTCTTCACACCGCTTATAGCGTTCTTGGCGCTACAAACAAGATTTATGCTCTCAGAGCGGACATTGATTTGGCAAGCTTAATTGGCTCAGCCAGTCGTCCTTCTGGAGCTCCTGCTGATGGCACATGGTGGTTAGACAGTGCTAACAGTCAATATGGTATTCATGAATGGAATGCTACAACTCGTAGATTTGTTCTACAATCTCCAATCATAATCACTGATGAGGATGATCTTGCTAGCACATCTACAGGTCAGCCCAAGGCTCGTGTTGGTAATATCGGTGACTATGCTGTCGTACTAACTAATAAAACAGCTAATCCAACCACATATGACACCTACTGGTACAAGGCTGGCGAGTATTTAGATAGCGGCGATGCTTCTTACAATACATGGGTTGCTGTTGGAAGACGTGATTGGCGTATGAGTGTTCCGGCTATTAAAGGCGGAGCAACAGGCATAATGCTAGCAGGAAACTTGGCAATCTCGTCGGGTACTACTTATACTCAAGCGGCTACTGCTACAAGTGCTGCCTATAAGAAAACGATCACATTGACCACGAACAACATTACCACGCTTGCTGCAGAAATCAATTCGGCTAATCTCAAAGGAGTTACGGCAAGTGTTCTAAATGGTAAACTCAATATCTTTGCTGATAATGTTCATGTTCATCTTGCTGATGGTACTGCTAATTGGGCAGGTTATGGTATTCAAGTTGGAACTCACAGTATGCCAAAAATTACACGAGGCACCAACAGTGAGCAGCCAAATTGGAAGTTGGTTACAAACTTTGTACCAGCAGCTCCATCAGGTAGCATATTTCTCAAGCAAAACGCCGTTGGTAATGGAGCAAGTCTAAGTGTCAGTCGTTACAGCAGTTCCACTGGAGCATTTGTTAGCGTAAGCGCTCCGATCTATGCTACTGAAGAAGCTGCTACCAATGCTATTGACAGTGCTGGCGGCAAGAATATCGCTCTTAACTCAGTATTTGCCACAGCGCAGATGAGTGCTAGCAACATGGTTCTTCGTCGTCGTGTATCAAAGACTGCTGTGTTCACTGCTTCGGAAACTAACTTCACCTGGACAACATCAGCAGATGCCAATTTCGCGGTATCAGTCAGTGAGCCAGGATCTGCTGAACTAAGTACTCTTTATACAGTGACCTTGCCAAGTACAGGCGGTGTTACTAAGGATGCTGATTGGTTCATTGATGCTTGGACCAGTGCTCAAATCCCCTATACCAAGTGCTATCGTGCTTCTAGTGGTGCTTTAGTTCTTGAGCATACAGAGGGCGGCTCTATCGTTCTGTATAATAATGGATATACTAACACCCCATATCAGGCAGCTGGGTTTGATGATTCAAGTTCCGCCACATACGGTCCACACCAGACTATAACATTACCAATTATTGGTTCAGGAGTCTCAATTACAGGAACAAAATCTGGTCTTACAGCTGGCGACATCAAGATTAGTAAAGTAACGTATTCAAACTTGACGATCACTGGGTTTGTTGTCGATCTAACCACTTCACAAGCAAGAAGCAGGTCAGTATGCCATTGGTGATATCATTGAGATCAACAATATTCCAGCATCATTCAGAACTGATACTACAATTAGAGCAGTTGTAACTTCTCTAGATGGTTCAGGAAATGTAACAGGTTTGGATCATTATGATGGTCGTATGAAAGCAAGTTTGGCAACACGTCTATCAGCATGGCAACCCTTTGAGTACACTGCTGATGAAACCAGTCCTCGTACAGCCCCATCTAATAAGACAAATTGGTTCTACAGCGTTCTCAGCTCCAGTGGTAACGATTATAGCAACGTAGATATCATGGTCAATAGTGGTACTGCTTGGATTGGCTATCGTCGTAGCGTATTTGATAGTGATGGCATTTACAATGCTACAACATCTAGTGGGCTAACAGATCCTAGCGGTGTTCAAATCACAGGAACAGCACCAGAATCACAAAGTGATGGTACAGCACTAGTTCATGGTGATCTTTGGATTGATAGCAGTGATCTTGAAAACTATCCGCTAATGTATCGTTGGCAGGAGGTTGAGGGTATTAGTCAATGGGTTCAGATCGATACAACCGAATCAGGTCTCTGAAAACGGTATCGTATTCGCTGATGCTCGTTGGGCAGCATCGGGTTCGATTGACCCGCTGAATGATCCTATCCCAAGCGTTAAGGATATGCTTGTAAGCAACTACGTTGATTTAGACGCTCCCGATCCTACTCTATATCCTAGAGGCATGTTGCTGTTTAATACACGTCGTAGTTCTTACAACATTAAACAATTTAGAACTAACTACTTTATTCAAGCTAACTATGTTGATGCTGGTGCTTATGATTCTAATAACCCATCTACTGTTGGAAATCTGCCACAGTACAGTTATACATGGGTCAGCGTTAGTGGTCTAAAAACTAATGGACAGGCATACATGGGTCGTAAAGCTCAGCGTGCTATGGTCGTAGCTGCTTTATCAAGTGCTATCAATACGAATACAGAAATTCGTGAAGAAGAGCGCTTCTTTAATCTGATTGCTTGCCCAGGTTATCCTGAGCTACAGCCTGAGATGATCAAGCTAAACAATGATCGTAATCAGACAGCGTTCATTATTGGTGACACTCCAATGCGTCTTGCTGATAATGCTAACGATCTAACAGCATGGGCAACTAACAAGCGTGGTGCTGATGCTACTGGTGAAGATGGACTTGTTACTCGTAATACTTACTTGGGTATCTTCTATCCAAGTGGTCTTGATACTGATCTATCAGGCACACGAGTTGTAGTTCCTGCCAGTCACATGATGTTAAGAACCATGCTTTACAATGACACCGTAGCATATCCCTGGTTAGCTCCTGCTGGTATGCGTCGTGGTGTTGTTGATAACGCTCTTAGCATTGGTTATATCGATTCTGCTAGCGGTGAGTATGTAACAACCAAGATTAGAAACAGCACTCGTGATGTTCTCTATACTAACTTTATCAACCCAATCAGCGAATTTGCTAACATTGGATTGTTAAACTATGGTAACAAAACAAGCTATGATAGTCAGAGCGCTCTTGATCGTATCAATGTTGCTCGCTTGATTTGCTTTATCAGAGAACGACTTCAAGTTGCTGTTCGTCCGTTTATCTTTGAACCCAACGATACGATTACTCGTAACGAAGTTCGAAGTGTTGTTCAGACGCTCTTGGCTGACATTCTTACTAAGCGTGGTCTTTATGACTATCTAGTAG